ATCAGCAGGAGCCAACCTCGGCAGAAGGAGCACTGATCAAACGAGAGTGGTGGAAGGTATGGACAAAAGATAATCCACCCGCATGTGAATTTATTATTCAGTCTTGGGATACAGCGTTCACAAAGAACACACGCTCGGACTATTCAGCGTGTACAACATGGGGAGTGTTTTACAAAGAAGATGACGACACAGGATATAGGCAACCAAACGTCATACTCCTCAACGCTTATAAGGAGCGTTTGGAGTTTCCGGAACTCAAAGAAAAGGCTGTCGAGGAGTATAAGGACTGGAACCCGGACGCCTGCATTATTGAAGCTAAAGCCGCTGGGGCGCCCCTCGTTTTTGAGATGCGGGCTATGGGTATCCCTGTCACGGAATACACTCCCTCCCGTGGAAACGACAAGATTGCAAGAGTTAACGCGGTATCGGACCTATTTGCGTCGGGCATTATCTGGGCGCCCGAGACTAGGTGGGCTGAGGAAGTCATTGAAGAGTTTGCTGCGTTCCCGGCGGGCGAGCATGACGACTTGGTAGACTCAAGCACACAGGCATTGTTGCGGTTTAGACAGGGTGGCTTCATCCGTATTGACAGTGACGAAGAAGATAAACCGTTTGAAGTTAGAACAAGGGCTTACTATTAATGGGCAGATGGGTTCAAATAACGGGAGTATTAAAAAAAGATGCGTTTGATCAAAGAACGCTCGCTAAAAGATTGTGGGATTACGCATGTTGGAGATGGTTTAGTGCTGTACGGGCAGTAAAAAATCCGAGAAAATGGTACAAGCGCCGACAAAGGGTGCGACAGATTAACAAATACCTGCTTAATGAAGCAAAGGAACTAAAAAATGGCAATAGATAAAGCGCTTTACCAAGCTCCAATGGGGTTTGTAGACGAACAAGCACCTCCAATAACTATTGAAATTGAAGATCCAAAGGAAGTAACCATTGGACTTGATGGTTTAGAGGTACAAATTGGCGAGCCAGAAGAGGAAAAAGAAGGTTTAGAGAACTTTTACTCCAATCTTGCAGAGTTTATGACTGAAGGGGAGCTCCAAGACGTCTCTGGAGACCTGGTTGATAGCTTTGAAAGTGATAAACGCTCTAGAAAAGACTGGGAACAGACCTATAAAACAGGTTTAGACCTCTTGGGACTCAAGATTGAGAACCGTACAGAGCCTTGGCCTGGGGCTTGCGGGGTATTTCACCCTATTTTGACCGAGGCAACCGTGCGTTTTCAGTCAGAAGCCATCATGGAGACTTTCCCACCTAGCGGTCCAGTCAAAACTAAGATCATAGGTAAGGAAGATAAGTTTGCAGATAAGGCTGCAGACCGTGTCAAGGACTATATGAACTTTGTCCTGACCGAAAAGATGTTTAACTACCGCACTGAACATGAACGGATGCTGTGGTCACTACCTTTAACGGGTTCAGCGTTTAAAAAGATCTACTACGACGAGTTTTTAAAGCGCCCTGAAGCGATGTTTGTAGCGGCAGATGACTTTGTTGCCCCATACGGAGCCTCAGACCTAGAGTCATGTGAGCGGTTTACGCATGTGATGCGTAAGACCAAGAACGAGATTCGCAAATTGATGGTTGCTGGGTTCTATCGAGACATTGACCTAGAAGATCCACCTGAGTTAACTATCGACGACGTCAAGAAGAACGAGGCAGAAGCTCAAGGAATTGACATTGTCAAAGACGACCGCTATCTCTTGCTGGAGATGAACGTCAACCTCGACATTGAGACCGACCCCTACCGTGCAGAGGGTGAGATTGAGATTCCGTATGTAGTAACTATTGAGAAGTACACCGGCAAGATCCTGTCTATTTATCGCAACTGGGATGAAGAGGACGACACCTACACACGTCGTATGCACTACGTCAAGTACGACTATGTGCCTGGGTTTGGGTTCTATTCTTACGGACTGATCCACTTAATTGGTGGGCATGCGAAGAGCGCAACATCGCTCCTGCGTCAGTTAATTGATGCGGGTACATTGGCTAACTTGCCCGGCGGTTTAAAGACCCGGGGTATGAGAATTAAGGGAGACGAGACTCCGATCATGCCGGGTGAGTTTAGAGATGTGGACCTGCCAAGCGGTAAGATCCAAGAGAACATTGCGTTCTTGCCTTATAAAGAACCTAGTCAGACCCTCTTAGCTCTGTTTGATAAGATCGTTGATCAAGGTCGTAGCATGGCGGCGGTCGCAGATTTGAAGATTGCCGACGTTGACCAGAACACCCCAGTAGGTACAACTCTTGCCGTATTGGAGCGGATGCTAAAGATCATGTCTGCCGTACAGGCTCGCATGCACGCTACGCTCAAGAAAGAGTTCAAGCTGTTAAAAGAGATCATATCGGAGACACCACCCGCACAGTACGAGTACAACGTGGACCCCAGTCGGATGGTGAAGATGGAGGACTTCGAGCGGGTAGATATTATCCCTGTGTCTGATCCGAACGCATCGACATTCTCGCAAAGGCTGTTGCAGTATCAAGCTGTGATGCAGTTATCCCAACAGCGTCCAGACATCTATGACATTCCGTTCTTGCACCGCAGCATGGTGAGAATGATCGGGTTAGAGAATGCGGACAAGATCGTGCCAGATAAGGACAATGTCCCATATCGTGATCCTGTGTCTGAGAATGCGCTAGTTCTACAGGGCAAACCTGTCAAAGCGTTCATTGAGCAAGACCATGAGGCACATATCAAGGTACATACATCTGCAGTCCAAGATCCGAAGATCCGTCAGTTAGTGGGTCAGTCGCCACAAGCGAACGCCATCATGGCTGCTATGCAGGCGCATATTGCAGAGCACTTAGGCTTTGAGTATCGCAACCAGATTGAGATGGCTATGGGTATTTCTATACCGCCTCTTGGCGCTGAGATGCCACCTGAGATGGAAGTACAACTCTCCCGCCTCATGGCTGACGCTGCTCAGAAGGTATTGCAGAAGAGCGAGGCTGACGCTGCTATGCAGGCGCAACAGGCTCAGGCACAAGATCCGCTTAATCAGATCCAGCGTGAAGAGTTGGCTATTAAAGCCGCTGATGTGGACCGCAAGACTAAGAAAGATGAGTCTGACGCCATACTTAACTCTGCCCGTATAGCCTTGGAGCAGGCTAAGTTAGACCAGACGGCACAAGATAATCAAGCAGAGCGGGAAGCCAAGGCGATGCTTGAAGGCTTTAAAGCAACAGTAAACCGGGGAAAGGGGAGTAAGTAATGCCAATGTCTTTTGAAGATTTATACATGGAGAAGCTGCAGGATGAGGTGGAGTTTCATACCGTCTCACTTGCAGATGGAGCAATAAATAACTTCGAGGAATATAAGTACAAAACTGGACTTATCCAAGGGTTAGGACTTGCAGGAAGTATTTTTAATGAACTAGCCGATAGGATGAAGAAAGGGGAAATTGAATGATTAGAGGTGTAGGGTATCCAAGTCTGGAGCTTACAAAGCAAAAGGCAGAAGAATCGCTTAAAGCCGGCACAGTGCCAATCCCAAAGGGGTGGAAGCTGTTAATTGCGCTACCGGTGTTTGAGGAAAAAGCCACGGAGTCGGGGATTATTCTGACTGACGCAACCAAAAAAGCAGAAGAATCCGCATCTGTTGTTGGGTACGTCATGGCAATGGGAGAAGATGCTTATAAGGACACAATAAAGTTCCCGTCAGGGGCTTGGTGTTCTATAGGTGATTTCATAATCATGCGTTCCTACTCAGGAACCAGATTTAACGTTGGTGGGCACGAGTTTCGTCTAATCAATGATGACACCGTAGAAGGTGTAATTGTTGACCCATCTGGATTTACCCGAGCATAAGGAGAGCATATGGTAAATAAACTTAAGACCTTAATTGAGGACGAGGACTCTGGTTTGGGTCCTGATGGCTTGCCTCCAGAGGACGCAGTAACCAAGAAAGAAGCCGCTGTCGAGTCTGAATTTACGGTAGAAGTAGAGGAAGATGACGCCCCAGCCGAAAAACCAGCGGTGCGTGCGGAGCTTTCTGAATACAAGCAGAGCAAGGACGACGAGTACGAAAACCTTAAGAAACAGGTTGAGGAAGAGCGTCAGATGCGCTTGCAGATCCAGCAGGAGCAAGAAGAGGCAATGCGGTATGCCCAAGCTGCGCATGAAGAAAACAAGCGTCTAAAGAATGTATTGAGTGAGGGAGCTACTCTCTATAACGATACTGTTAAATCTAAATTAGACACTGAACTTTCTCAGGCACAGAGAGCGTATAAGGAGGCGTACGAGTCTGGTGACTCTGATGGAATGGTTGAAGCCCAGATGAAAATGGCTGAACTTGTTTCAGAAAAAAGAGAATTTTCTCGTCGACCCCCTT